CCTGCGCCCCAAGGAGCTTTCCATTCAACCCTTTGGTCAAGTTGTAAGTCCTGAGGCACAGAACCAACAACAATTATCGGGGCCTTGCAGGTATTGCCACCGCCGTAGTCTTGCTGCTGCGTTATGACAACCGCGTACTTCCTGTTATTCAGGTAAGGGTCTGTGCTACCTCCAGTGTTAGCCGCAGTCTGCGCTGGCGAGGAGCCAGTGAAAGAAGATACAAAGTCGTTCGTATTCGACCAGAAATCTTGTAATGCGCCCATATCATTTTTCCAATCGTAGCAAGCGTCCGTTAGACGTAATAAATTCTGGAGTCACAGGGAGTCTAGCGCTGCCCGAGATAGTTTGCCTTCTGGCAGGGCCACTTGGTAAATCAGGTAGATACGCTGCTGGATCAACAGGTGCCGACGCACTCTTAGGCTGGACCTCAAAGTGCAAGTGGGGTCCCGTACTTACGCCGGTGTTACCGACCTCACCAATTTTTTGCCCTTGTGAAACTCTGTCACCTGGCTTAACAGCAAAGGTACTTAGGTGACCGTACCTCGTAATAAGTCCGTCGCTATCTAGCTGAATCAGGTTACCGTAGCCCTGCACAGACGAGGCCGACTGCACTATGCCGTCTGCGGCTGCATACACTGGTGTTCCGGTAGGAGCCGCAATGTCTATACCGTGATGATCAACTGACGCGCCTTTTTTCGGAGAAACACGTTGACCGTAGGCTGAGGAGTAGGTCCCTGAAACAGGCACAATGAGGTCGGCAGCATCACGAAAGCCCCGCGCACGGAATTCAATAGAGCGACGCACTGCATCAGCATACTGCGTCTCCGTGTACGGAAGTTTGTGCCCACTCTCCTGAATCAGAATATTTCGAAGCAGGGAGTTCACGATTGTTGGGTCATTCATGTCCAACACCTCATCCCTCGCAACACCCATACGCTTTGCAACTGCATCTATGTAGGCCTCGGTCGCATTCTCTGAGGGCGGAGCGTAGACTCGAACCATCTTTTCCAGCGTGTTTAGGCCACGCTTGTCATAGAGCTGCAGCTGGCGCGCAGCATTGTATAGGCCCTCTTCCTGAGTCACAAACGTTGCAAAGCCAGAATTGGCGGAACGCACCGCACCAGGCTGGCCCGCATAACGCAAGTTGCCTGGGTTATTGCGTAGCACCGAGGCACTGGCGCCCTTGGGTATCTGCGCGCCATTCGTAGTTGTTGCGCCACTGACTCCTGTTCTAGGCTGAGTGACCGCCGGTTCTGGTGGTTCTGTCTTGCGATTTTTGTACCACAGATAACCAAGTCCTGCTGCAGCTAGAGGAATAGAAATCATAGGATTAGCGACTGCCGTAAGTAGCAGGCCAAACCCTATGCCGGCTGCCGCTGCAACTGCCGAGGCCAACGGTATAAAGGCGTACTTAAGCCCCATGAATAGGGCCTTGGATATCCACGTGAGCGTTGAACTAACAACTTCTACGGCCGCATTTTTCACCAAGGACGCTATTGACTGTACAGCCTCTTCCTCGGCATCTGAAAGCGCCAGTTCCGTGGCTTTACGTTTACGCTGCACAAGAACGGCGGCTTTGCGAACCTGTTGAACAGCCGTTAGCAGATTCTTGCGGGTATGCAAATCACGTCCGCCTGCGATTGCCTGCTTTATTGACATGACTACTGTGGCAGCGCCAATGCCAGCTACCGTTGACACCGCAGACGTAAGTTGCGTTTGTTCCTTTCTGCGATTTGAAATTCTGATCCCATCAAGTAAGTTCATGCTAGCATGCCTAGGTTATATGCGTACATCGAATCTGGTACCGTGCTAGTTGGTATCATTGAAACCGACAGTCCGCCAGCGCCAGCGGCCTTACCGCCTGATGCAGGACTAGCCGCTGGCTTCGCTGGCTCTGCCGGTTTTGGCGTTGCAACGGTTGGCCCCTTCGGAGTTGCATCTACAGCCGAGGCCTCACCAGGTTTCACTAAGCGACTCGTAGGACTTGACATCGCCCAGTCGGATAGATTCGACCAGAAGCTCTCACTCTTTTTGATTGGTTTAAGCTTTGGTGTGACACTCGTTGGCTTGTCGGCCGGAGTAGTCACGTCAGGTGTATTTTTTCGTACCTGCACATTGGTCGTTGGATATCCGAGTTCTTCCAGAAGGTACTTGGTAGACGCATTGACAAGAATGGTTTTCCCATTCGTATTTTTTAGGGCAGAGTCGAGCACTGCCGTTGCGTCTGCCTTGGCCACCGCAGTTGACTTAGGATCGGTAAGCACCTTGGCGGCATTTAACAACACCACCTCACGGTCGCCAGCAGGCCTCTCATTTTTTGTACTTGGGCTTTGCGAGATAATCTCTTCTTTACCAGAACCGCCACCGCCAAACAGCTTCGAGAAAAAGCCTTTTATCTGGTCGGAGATGAACTCTTTTGAAGACTTCCAAGCCTTCGTAAAGAAGTCGCTAATATAGCTGTCGCCGTAGCGCTCGGACAGAACCTTATCGATACCGGCTATCAATGGCGCGATCAGGGAAGGCCCAAGAACTGCGAGACCAAGGAGGTCTGAGGCATCAAGGCCTCTTGAACCGCCACCAGTAAATGGCGACATGATAAAGGATTTGACGCTACGGGCCAGCCCTGTTAGGTGCTTGTTTACCCACTTCATAGTGTCTGCACCGGTGCCATGTATCTCTCTACCGATATAACGCAAACTCTTGTCAACAGCCTTTATGCTAGAGGCCATAATTGGCTTGTTCTCGAACCTGGATATCAGAGAACTCATAGACTGAGTCAACGACATACGCCCGTCGTTCTGATGGGTAACCCCTTTGCCGGCATGAAAGGACGCGCCAATAGCCTTTAGTCCAAGCTTTGCCCCACGCCATAGTCCACCAGAGTCAGACGCAGGAGGACTGCCACGTAGTGCCTCTGCGCGTATCTGTAGCGGAGTCTTACCGACCTTGCCGTCTTTAAGGTACCTTTGACGTAACAACAGCAGGCGCTGGGTAGCTACCTTGTCTAACCTCGCCTTTTCCTTCAGCCACGTCTGAACCAGTGCCTTGTGAGAGGCCTTGGCAAGAGCTAGCCTCTGCAACAAACCTTTTCTTGCAGGCGACACTGGCAGCCTTTGAATAGCTGTCCTTGCTGCGCCTAGCTTCTCAGTAGCATCGACAACGGTTGGCGCAGACAGAGACACGACTGCTACGTCAAGCGCGGTCTCAAGGGCCGCCATGCTTTCAGAAGCTGCAGTAAGATTTTTCTCTGCGGTATTCTTCGCCGCTTTCTCCAGTCTGCGGGCCTTGTCCCTAGCGTCCAACGCTGCGGCCTTTAACCTTTTGGCGTCTAGGTTAACAGCCTTGGACGCATTCTCCGACTGCTTTGCCAATACCTTCTTGCCTAGCTTTTTGTTTTGCTGGCTTTTTATTTTCGAAGCAGCACTAACGCCGGCGGTAAGAGTCCGTATGTCGAAGCCTTCTTTAAGTACCTCGTCGTACAGACTCTGCCCTGTCTTTGCCGCCGCTTTTTTGTCGTATGCCATAGTCAGCCTCCAATATAGATTTTCCCCTCTTCAATCGCTTTGGCCTTGGCCTTCCATATATCCTGCACCTTGTCACTTAGGTATATAAGCCTGGACACGAGCATGTTTTCATCGTATATATGAAATTCCTGGGCTATAACCGATTGCCTTCTGAGTAGCTGTTCCTCAGAATTTAGGGGAAAGAAACGAAAGTGGGTCGCAGGTGACTTGCGTGACACCCTCAGACCCACACCCCGTGCATTTCGTTTTTACAGATTCAACAATGCCGTAAGTGTCAAGCATGTCGGCGAATTCTATGGCAAGCAAAGCCTGATCAGGTGTCAACACCTCGTCAACAAAGCGTATGCGTTGATCCCAAGTCCAGGGCTTGCCTGTGGCTTCCTCAAGACCCAACACAGCCGCTATGCGCGACTTGTACTGAAAGGCTTCGTCAGCCCAGTCCTTGTGATCAAGAAACTGAATCGTGTCTGCCAGAGTTTCTGGTCGGAAATAAATGGTTACGCCATCAACTACGACATTGTAGTAAGCAGGGTCCGGCGCCTGTTCAAGGAAGTTGACTTTCAGGTCAGTCTTGGTGAACTGCGTAACTACGGTTAACGAATTCTTTGGCTTTTCACCAGCCATGACCGCCTGCACGTGAGCAGGGTTATCACATGTGCTCGTTATACGCATCTGCGGCTTCGAGAAGGACGTTAGACGCAGGTAGTACAGTACCGCGGTGTAGTCGGCCATGGTAAGCTTGAACGCAATGTCCTTGTCGTCACTGTTGGACGTAGACAGTAGGCTCGAAATTGCCTCAGCCTGAGTCTGCAAACTTCCAGTGGTGTGTGCCTTAGACATTTTTGCAAGTTGTGGCACCCGCATTGGTTTCACATACAAATCCTTAAACGTGTAGTAGTGAAACTTGAACGGTAGTTCGATGCTAATACCTTCAGGCTCAGTCTTAGGTGTTGTCGGCGGGTTAACCGTGGCCACCGTAGGCTGCTGTGAAGGCTGCGTCGGGTAAGGTGCGTCGGCATCGTCCTCGACCAGTGACGGTGTAACCCGAGGTTGCCGATTTGGACGTACCGACCGCAGTGGCTCGTCTACGGCCTCACGAAGTTTACGGTCGATAGCGTCATGCGCGGATTCAGGAAAAGAGAATCCCTCGGTTGGTGTGGGCGGTGTTACTCTGTAGTTCATAATAGTGATTGGGCGAAGTTTGTAATACCTGACATTGCGTACCCTTGAGCGGTATCCTTTAGGGTATCTATGAGTCCTTTGTCGCTTTGCACAACGACGTTAACATCCTCCACTGCGAATTGAACAGTCAAAGGAACGGCAGATGCCGCCTCAGAGTTCAGGTCAATATCCTGTGGCAGCTTAGGCCAACAGTTGATGTACTTCACATTTAACAGGATCTTCTTATCCACTGATAGCACGACAAGATTTACAGGCTTCTTGAAGGTAGAAGGCAGTCCCCACAACCCTTGATTGGCAACTACCGTTGGATCCGAACTATTCAGTATAAGGCCTTGCCACGCCTTGAGATACTGCTGCGCCTTGCCTTTGCTATCAAGAAAGAACTCAAGCTGGAGGTCGTTAACCGAATAGCTTTCCGGGTAATGAGCCTGATATCCGTTTCTTGATATTGACTCAACCTGGAATGAACGCAACGGTAAATTCATCTTTTGCACGTAGTACCAAGGCAGTGCAACCGACGGTTTCATGGAGAATAACGATATGGCGTTACCGTCAGTCAGGCTTGGCATGATGCAGTACCAGCACCAGTTCTGTACAGCGTCGCCTCGAGCATTTATGGCGCGGCCAGTATCCCCGTAATCAGTGCCACCACCGGAGCCGATACTGTTTATCATGTCCCCCGGCGTATTCTGCAGAATGCCTATTGCGCCCATGATGTCACCGGACGCAGCAGCTTGGGCTGCAGCCGTTATCGAGTTGCCTCCAACCTGTAGCGCCGACTTGCCGTCACCAAGAATGTCAGATAGTGATGACATATCAGCTCCACAGCAACACGACTAACGGATCTACGACACCGTTGCCTTTGGGATACGCCCTATTGAGATACATTTCGGTAAGGTTTGCGCCATCTCTACCCTGTGGTTTCAGATAATACCCAACCTTCTCGTTAAAGTCCAAAGTATCCGTTGTCGTGTCTGGACACATGTCACGATTAACCGCAGGAATGCCGGTTGGTGACTTCGGCCATTCCTTGCCTGTCTTGTAGACTACGTAGAGTTCAGGGAGCTTCTCAGTTTCCACGGCTACACCTATACCGGCTAGCACGGACATGTCGAAGTTTCCTGTTACATCACGTGCGGCAACGTCCCAGCGGCCGTTTAGTATGAGCAGATCACGCACAATCTGGGCCTTAACGTCATCGGTCATCTGATCGTATATAAGCCCAACAACGGTCATTTCACTCCCTTCGCCAGCTTCTTCGCTGTTTCAAGGTCGATGGTAATAACTTTCGTGGGCTCGTCTGGAAATATCAGACGAATACTTTTCCCGTTGGCAGACTTACGCACGCCGAACCTTGTTCCCTTTTCAATCTGTATAGGTTTACCCCGAAAGCTCACTGGTACTGCGCTACGCCCTTCATACGTGAAAAACTCGTAACTCGCAACTGGCTTTACCAAAGATTCGATAAGGTATGAATACATTTATTTCTCCTTGGGCTGATTTTGTTTTTTGACTCGCTGCTGTGCCTTGTCATCAATGACCTGGTTTTTAAGATCATTGATCCGTTTGTGAACCTGGTCCTTGTGATCTTGTGACACGTTGACCTTGTTGAACTTTGATGGAAGTCCTTTTTGCAGCTGGTCAATCTGCCGCTTTTTGTTTTCCACGGCAGGATCGTCCTCTGTAGCCCGAAGACGTTGGTGTGCTTGTAATATCATAAGACTCCTTGCATTGTGGCTATGCCCTTAGATAAATTTTTGGCGTACTGCGCTCTACGATAGTTTGTATCGGTAAAGGCGGCTGCCATCTTGGCAATTCTGTGGTTGATGTCTGTGGTCTTCGCCCTGGCGTTGAGCACATGTTTCTTCTGCCCAGTTTTACCAATGTTGAAATGCTCACTGGTGAAATTACGCGAAAGGATAGACGGCTTTATAGGCGCCAACCTAGACTTAAGCGACGTTGACGTAACAAGACGCGTTCTGGCCTCTGTCATGTCGTCTTCAACATCCTCCGCACCTGAGGCTTGCCCTCCAAGAGTGCCCAAGGCCTCACGTAGCGCCTTGTCTTCCTTCGCGTCACGAATGAGCGTATCTTTGTCAATACCTGCCGCCGCGATCCACATCTTCAATGGCACGGGTACCTGATGCTCCGTAAGCTTTTCAAGCATGTCCATGAGGTTGTCTTCGCTTTTACCAGTCAAGTCCTTGTGCCAGTGCAGCTGCGGCATCTTCAGGTTGTCACGGTTAGCGGAGTTGAACAGGAAGTCAATGACTCCGTCGGACTTCTGGGCCAGCTTGGGATTCTTGAACATGCGGTTAGCTACCGATACAAGAGGAAACAACTTCTTGTAAAAGATACAGTTCGTCAGGTGCGTTCTGTAGGCGTTCACCGTCTCAAGAAATGTTGAGTAGGCGCTCTCACTAGCCGCGTAACTGGCATCGCCGGACAGTAGCGCTTCCGATATGCCAAGTGCCCTCAGCTTGTACGCGGTCATCACGTCCACCATGTCTGACCATTTCCAGAAATCACCACCTGGGCGTAGATCGGAAACCTGTACCGCATTGCGCGTTGAAATCCAACCGCCTAGTGGATCACGTTCCGCGTCCTGAAACTGCTGGACGATGATGCGCAATTCTTCTGTCGTAGGTGTCCACGTATCGTCACCTGCTGTAACGTGCGACATAGCCCGCTGTCTACGGGTAGCCTCAGTAAGCGTGCCACGATACATGGTCTTCTCAATCAAATACATCGGGAGGATACGCTGCAAATAAGACTGATAGGCGCGATCAGTTAGCCCTCGGCGTGCGACGAAAAGGGTGGTAACTGGATCGAGTACAAAGGATCCCTCACGAAGAAGGTCTAGGAAACCTTTTGGCATTGTACGCATGTACTGCTTTGCGTATTCAGATGTCGAATTCAGGAATTGAAGTGTTGGCCCTGAAACTGTAACCCGAACCGAGGGGTCAATGTTGTTGAAGGGCGACGGCGTAACACTACACTGCAACGCGTCATGTGTTAGAATGTCCATGAAGTTTCGCGCTGCAGCGTCATACACAAGCGAACCTGTATAAAAGCCGTCGGTCAAATACGCTATACTCACCTGAGGCAGTAGCTCCTGAATGTTGAGGCGACTAACTGCCCTGTCGAAAGGGACAAGATCCTTTTCGTCAAGACCCCGTAGCTCAGAATCCGAAAAGGGAAACACGGACATGATGTCAACGCAGGAGCCTGCCGTTGCATCGTGCAAATATATGTCACGGAAAAAGTAGGCAAGTGCCGAGCTGTCCGGTATATCGGGCGTAGCCGGCAGCAGTCCAGACATGAGGTAGTTGTACTGCCCCATGCCGTAGGCATTTGCAACGGACAGACTAGAAGTTCCTCCTGGACCCCCTAGGTTTGCCTTAATCATTGTAGAAGTTCCTCCATCACGTACAGTCTTGATGGAGGAACCGTTTACGTATGTAACGCGGTTTGCTGCGAACATGGATAGTCCTCTTGTTTTGTCTGAGTCATTTCTTTTAAGGCCTCATCTATTTGCCGCCTGGCTTCCTTATCTTCCTGCTTACGCAGGGCCTCGGCTGTAGCCTGATGTTGGGCGTTTAGCTCGGAACTCATTTTAAACCTTCTTGTTTTTGCGATCACAAAGATCAGAGTTTCTAAATGCGGCTCTGACGGCCAGATTAAAGGTGGCCTCTTTTTTAATATCCCTATTCTTTGCAGGCTTGACCTTGACGATACCAGAGTAGTCATCCGCTATAACGAACACGCCGGCGCCATAAAGTTTAACCTCTATTTGATCGAACACGGATTCGGTACAGGCAAGATAAAACTTGTTGCTAAACCTTAGGTACTCATGCATCTTACGATCACGTATTGCGTCTTGGACGGAAGCCTTAACCTCAACTACCGTGATGTGGCCGTTCATCGCCAGTGCAAACACGTCAGCCCTGTACCGACCCCTACGGCACAGCCCGAGTTCAAAGAAAACAGCCTTGCCTTCCTTCTTGAATCGCCGAGCGACCAAGTTCTTTATTAGGTCGGCACTCATGATTGGAGAAACGTGATGGACTGCGCTTTGACCTCGCCATACTTTTCCTGTATGCCTGCTGCGATACGGGACAAAGACTCTTTTTTTGCAGCTTTAATTTTGCGGAATGCGTCCAGGTCAACTAGGTCCTTTATCTCATTGTCCAGTCGGGCGTCTTCCTGAACTAGAGTCATACCCAAATCCAGGAATGCGGGTCTAATAATCTTCTCTACAAGGGCTGCGCCAATGGCGCCCTTATCCCTAGTAGATTGAAGATCGATCATCAGTTCTCTTAGAGACGTGATGAGGCTGTTCAGCTGATAAACACCTTTTCCACCCTCGGTTTTTCGTATGGTGTTCTCAGCGTAGGGTATGATGTCAACCAAACCTTGCAGCAGCCTCTTTTGGATGAGGCTGATAGCGGACTCGTTACTGCTAATTTCCAGGAGCTGTTGAATTTCCTCAGCGCTGTCGCCAAGAATAGACCTGAGACTCTTGGCGTTTGTTTTGCTAATGCGCCTTCTCTTCACAGGGACAACATTACGCTTTATCTCAGCTATCTCCTGTCTGGCAATAACTTTCCTTTTTTTCAGAGGAGTGTCAAGCTCCAGTATCTTTGTAGCCATTTGGTAGAGGAAGTGCGATACGATCATTGGCGCAGGCCCATACCCGTACACCACCGGCAACGGCGATAGTCATTGGTTGCTTGCATTCTGGGCACAGCCCCTTGCCTGCAACTTCTGGGCTCATATCAATCCTTGCCGTAACTTCTTTGACTGGCTTAACACCGGCTGTAAGCCATTTTTCAGGATATTTCATTTTCGAGTTCCAATTAAAGAGGTGGCAACCACCTGATTGAATATGTCGTTGACATCGTAATCGATTACGACGCCAAGCCCTTGTTCCAGACCGTATATGCCAATGAGGGTTGCATCGATTTGGTGCGGCTGCACATTGACACCAGCATACAGCTCACTTAAGTCACAGCTCCATCTCCGATTGAACGCGTTCTTCCACGAGGAGGCAATAGTGAGCTTCATCGAAACATCCCGGTAACTACCGCGCATCAGTCCTAGCACTAACCAGATTCTAGAATGTAGTTTGCTATAGATCTTTGTTTGGAGGCTGTCAAAAACTGATAAACATTAGTATCAGGGAATGCATATAGGCTCATCAGCATAGCATCCAGTCTATGATGTAGCGTGGCTTTACCTAGCATCGCGTACAAGTCTTCTAGCGATGCCGACTTGTTTACAGAATTTTTCCACTGACTAGCAGTTATGGGACGCACTAAAATCAACGTGTCACCCGCGCTTTCATACTCGTTTGCGATACCTGTTATAAACCCTATCATAAAGCTTATCAGCTCTACTGTAGTTCCCATTAGCCCCCGCGACTGGAATCTTTCGATAATTATGATGTCAGGTTGTACCTGCTCAATTAACCCACATATCTCAAGACGGAATCTATCCGTCTGGGTGGCAAGATCAGTGGTAAGACTTGTAACGGGATTTTCAAGCATCTTGGTCACTATAGGCTTTATGCTATGCAACGTCTTTACTCCATACAGGACCCCGCCAAAGCATCCGAAATTTGCAGTGCCTGGATCAAAGGCCAGGACTCTTAGTCCTTCTCTAGAAGGTGCCTGCACCCCCCTTGAAAAGGTGTAGTCGAAGTGCGCTGGGAAAACTACCTCACCGTGTAGCAAGTTGAAAAAATCGATGCGCTTCTTCAGCCCTGGTAGCGTAAGATGATTCTTCTTTCCTTTTCGAACATTCTCACGCCCGTTGAGCATTCTTAGATTAGCCGGGTGACACAAAAGGCGTAGATCCACAGGTTTGGAATATTTACCGTACCCATTTGATCTACTTAAAGTGTGATCAACGTGGTAGTTCATACTGCGGGTACACTTTGGGTCGATAATATCTAAATACGCGTGATAAATATAGTTAGTTATGTTGCCACAGTGTTTGTAGTAAGCAGCTTTCGATGATGTGTTTCCCCCTTTGAGCGCCTCAAGCGTTCTGCGCCTACCATTAGTAGTGTTAAGGCCCTTCTGCGCACCAGTACTACTAAGAATTTTTCGTATGGTGGCTACCTTTACAGACGTGAGTTCACAAATCTGCTCAACGGAATAGTTAAGTTCAGAGTAACAAAATTCAACAAAATTCTTTTCTTTTTCAGTAAGAATAGAAAAAGGAATTAGGCTGGCCGTTCGAACACAGCTGCACGGATAGGTATAGGAGAGTACATTTGCCGGGGTAGTCTTAAATTTTCTACCACAGGTATGCTCTAGTGTTACGGTTTTATGTTTACCTGCATACGGTGTTAGCAGTTTAAGTACCGGACCAAACCGTGCGTCAAGCCTATTCTTGAACGCAGCTTCTCCTAGCCAGGCTGGATTGTCCTTACTCCTAAGAACAGGCTTTCTCGCAGCTACACAGTCAGGGCATAAGGATAAACCTGATCTACCTTTCTTAATTTGCATTTGCAGATTATTCCAGGTAGTAACAAATACTTTGTTGTGAACTGTGCACCTACACTCTACAGGTTTCATGGCGCCAGAATACTTAGACACAGGCTGCAGCGTAGGAAAGTGTATCCTTAGCTGCTCCTCGTACTCAGTCTGGGATATTAATGTGGGCATTACTTACTCTTTTTATAGTGTGAATTCACCCATAAAATTGTTTAACAAGGCGCGTTTAGTAGCCTCTGGAAAGGTAAACAGGTATAGGCATAGAACCCCGTTCTCCTGCAGTTTTCATCCAGTCCTGCGCGTCCTTGAGGCGTTGCATAACTTTCTCGTCATGAATTTTGGTCAGGAGGACCAGGGCCCGGAAGATGTCATCCGTAAAACCCGCACCTTTGGTTGGCGATTTGCCCTCACCCAGGTCCTTAACCGTCAGCATCTGTAGGAATAGGTGTTTCACTGGTTGACCATTGAGCGTTGAAAACTCTATGTAGTCGCTGCACACGTGGTCGTAGTCTTCCTTAGCCAAAAAAGGTAACTCTATGGTGCCAGACTCCAGCATAGAAACCAGCGCGTCGAAATCCCTCCTGCGAGGACTATGCTGTTTTGCCAGACAGCGTGCCTTGTCAGGTGAACCTGGTATAGTGCCCATGTCTGATCGGGCGCGACTAAGTAGGTCTATGGACTGCCATTGATCGGCAAGCAGTACAACGCCGTTGAGCGCCTTGAGCACAGGAAGAATAACGTTTTCGTAGGTTCGATTGAAGTCAATCCTGCGCCCGTCGTGTGGCATGAGTTCAAGAACTGTGGTCACCACCGTGCGCTGACGGTCGAAGTCAAAGTGTCCACCAGTGAGCGTAAAGCTGTTGTTCACAACGCCTGCGTCTATAGTCACAACGCTTGGAAACTTCGGACTGTAGAACTTGTCGAGCTTAGCATACAGTAAACCAGGCATGTCATACTGGTAACGTGCGGCATGGGTAGCCTTTACCTTGAACAGTGTCATAGGTACCTGGGTAGGCTTGATGAAAGTCTGTGACACCCTAGGTGGATTAGCACCGAAATCACGTTCAGCCTTTTCAGGGTTGCTCATGTAGGCTTTGGCGATAATTGGAGAGTCGCGTTCTAAGTACGGGTTAACTTGCCACGTTGGAAGGTTAACACCAAGTATGTACTTTTTACCTTCCACAGTACGCGACTCCGCCAGCAGTCGCATTACCTTGTCCTTCATGGAAATAGGACTTGACACGCCCATCAAAAGTGCCGGAGGGCAATTTATACCCTTTGCCAGTAGCTGTTGGTGTACACTTTGGACGGTGGTAAGACTGCTGGACAAGGACTTGTGCGCCTCGTCAGCGTTGGCTCTATCACTTTTCTCGTCCTCGTCCTCATTCCCAGTCGGCAATGGGAATAGACCAAGTTCATCTATCAAAGCCAGAATGCGGGTGTCCCCACGGAGTGTTTGACTCTTTGGATTCGTTGGATAAAACTTCAGACCCTTATGGAAAAACTTCAGGTATTCGTCCTTCTTACGGTATAGCTCAACGCCGTACTTGTTGCCATAGTGATCCAACATTTCAAAGTAATCACAGTTGTGAACCAAAATGCCACCTGCAAAGTAGCTGTGATCCTTATGAACTTCAAGATCATACACCTTCTTTTTGCCCACGGGCCTTATGGAAACTATTTTGGATATGTTCATATGGAATTCGGGTTTAGTGGCTTGCCAGTTTTTGGGTCTGCAACAAAAAATTTAAAGTTATAGCCGGCAGCGATAACGGCGTCCCGCTTCATTCGATTCTTTGTTAGATTACTCTTGTAGGTATAAGTGCTTTTCACCTCGATAATAAGATTTTTACTTACCACGTATATGTCAGGATGGTACACTCGCCTACTACCGTCCTTGTGTACCCAGTAGAATGAGGGTAGTCTAGGATCATTACCTACCGCTATGTCCTCGGGCCTAACGCCGAGCTGTCTAATGTAACGTATAGCTAGGGGCTCGTATCCCTGAACGCTTCTAGTCTGGCCGCAAAGTTTTATTGTGGCCCTACTAAACGAGCTTTTCACCATTTTCTCAAAGGACGTCCTATTCTGTAGGGCATGCTTGTGCCCGTGGCGTTCGAGCATAGTACGTTCAAATTTTTTCCTCACCGCAGGCGACTGAGAAACGAACGCTACCCCGTATCTAGATAGGCAGGTAGCTCGACTCTTTTCTTGGCCACATTGCAAGCACCCGTGACCTTTGTACAAATTTGCTGCGGTAGTCTCACCTATTATACCGTGTACGTTACACCTATACTTTATCAGCTTGTTAAATCCCACAAATTTAGTTAGTAGAGATACGTTAAGGCCAGCCTCTATAAGTCGTTCTACATAGCTAGTATGCGAGTGTCTATGGGAATTACCTATCTTTTCGGCACGCTGGCACTTACAGTCGTAGCCATGTCTAAGCCAGTCAAGCCCAAAGGTTTTGGTGGCCCTGCACATTTGACACTTCAGGTTTATCCTGTTAAAAATATTGTTTTTGTTCCTTTCGGTAGTCTTATCTAGGCCTACGAGTGACCAGGAGAGTTGACGTTCTTTCACAAGCTTGTGTACAGCGCGCTGTACACAAGCTTTGCTACACACACAGTTCTGTGTGGACGTTCCAACTGTAGGCCCACCACAGATAGAGCACGTAAACCTAAGGCCGTGGCCACGTCTTACATAGGTGTTAAGCTTTGAAAACTTTGGTCTCAAAAAGTTGTATATCCTATGAAGTTCCGGATATTTTAGTTCTAGCTTTGTGTAAAACTCGTGCCAGTCCCACTTAGTCCAAAACACATCGTCAGGATTCATTGAAACAAAAATTTTGTGTAACCTAGCAATATGCGCCTCTGTAACGATCATAACAACTCCAGTCTATTAGCTTTAACTAAAATTGTTAGACGCTAGACTTATGTCATGATACTACCAGCGAATCACCAACATTAAGATCACTGAGTTCTACCCACGACTGAGTACCGTCAGCATGAACACATCTAAACTTGTGCTCAGCCGTTGACGTAAGCACCTTGCCATCATCGAGAACTATTTCAAAGCATTCCTTATAGCCGTTATCAAAGGTATTTACTACAGGCTGAGCTGCTGTGCTGCCGGTAACCACCATATCGCCCACCTCAACCGCCTCTATAGGTTTTAGTTCCCCAGAGGCCATAGAAACTAAGGAGCCCTCGGCTAGACAAAACCAACGGGCTTCGTTAACTACGTTGATAAAAGGCGTCCAGACCAAAGATACGGCCTTGGCAAAGGTCAGCGACACAAAGGTACCTGTAAGTTCTGTTGACTTCTGCATAGCTTTGGTAAGCGTGGCTAGCCTAGGAAACTTCAGATAGCGGTGAAGTTGATAAGGTGCGTAACCGCCGGCCGCAGAACTTGACTTGCCAGAGCGCTGGCCAAGCACCGACGTTAACTCAACGTAGTTTACTAGACCATGCTTCTTTATTAGCTCGTGTTTAGTACGTTTGCACTTCGGACAGATCCCATGTTTGAGAATCTTTAGGTGTTCAGTTATGGACTCTGAGGGTGTTGCCTTGTCCACATTTTCAACAACCCACTGCAAAGACATCCATTTTGGATTGGAGCAACACGGACATACCTCCGCAAACAGAAAAAGGCCGATCCACATCTGGATCAGCCAAGGAGGGTGTGCGTCTTCGCCAACTATGCGGAAAGAGTAGTCGTAATACGAACTGGCACTTGCCAGATCAGAGTCATCAATCTTGAGGTCACGTAGAAGGCCGGTGTCCGGGTCTTTGGCCTCGCGCATTAACGCAATGATGTCGAAGTCGTCTGGGTATTCTTTCTGAGGGACTAGAACGCCCGAGTCTGTAGCCTCAAAGCCAGGTGGTGGCTCCAAGGCAGCCATTAAATCCGGGAAAAGGCTAGCTACCCTTTGGTTCAAGTTTTTTGCCATGTGTAGTTCTCATTTTTTGAATGTCACGCCTAATGTCGGATCTTGTTGGCATGCCCTTTAGCTGATCGAGCATAGCTTTGATGTCAGCCTCTACAGACGATTTTGGATTGTTATTGCCGCCAATTATCGCGTCGATGTCAGACTTCGGGAGATCAAAGTATTTCAAGACGAAGTTTGCCAACTTGAGCGTTGCCGCCCTGTTAACCATATTCTCGAATCTTGACATGATGCTTTGATCAACCTCAGTCTCTAGCAGTCGCTGCACAACCTCAGTTGCCTGAATGGTACCGCCCGAGGATGCCAGCGTTCGTGGTGCAATTTCTGTTAGGAAAAACTCACGTATTTCAGCGATCTTTGTTTGCAACTGCCCCGGCGCTTCCTTACGATATAAGGCAAGGCGCCGTTCAACCTCAGCGTCAATAGGCTGCTTCGCGGCAGCGACTACAGTTGCTTCCTGCATCTTTTGCACCGCGGCGTCATCTGTGTTAAGCGTAAACCAGAACCTTGACTTACGTGGAATAGCGAACTTCTCCTTGTATCCAAGGGCTTGACGTTCACTAGAGTAGGCCAGGTTGGACAAGGAAGCTGTAAAGGCATCCTCCTTATCCAACTCTAGTTGTGACTTACCTGTCGGGGTCTCTCTAACTTTCCGAATCAGAGTCTTCGCTTGAACTTGCTTTCGCATTTTTCACCTTAATGTATAGGTCTTCGGCGACGCCGCTTTTGATCTGCTTGAAGCAAAATGCCCGCAGATTCATAGGCTTGTACCCGGCTAGGGTAGACGCCTTTATCATCGTGGCCTTGTCCCCAAGAATCCAGCGCTTCATCTGTATCCAAGTCATTGAGGCCTTGGCAGGCCCAAACGTGTGCAAATTAAGCATAAATTTAGTACGCTTGCCAGTTAGCTGGCCAGTTTGTTTTAGGTAATAGATAGTGTCAAACACTGG